ATTTTCAACATATCCCTTCCCGCCGCCTACGTGTGCGACAACGCCACCAAGACCGGGGCGAGCTGGGACATGTTCCGGGAGGCGGTACGCTGCCTTTACGAGCGTGAGGAGCGGCAATTCACGTTCATCGGAGAGCTGGACGGCATATGGGCCAAGAAGAATTGGTTGGCGATCGGCGCCAAGCTGGTACCCGGCGGTTATGTCGATTTCAGCGACCCGCAATTCCAGCCGGACGGCATCCTGATCCGGATCACCGGGGTGAGGGATTACATCAACAGGCCCCACAGCCCGGAGCTTGAGCTATCCAATACGTCGGTAGGCGGTTTCCTGTCCGATGAGTTGGGCAAGCTGGAGAGCGAGGAGGTCGTTAATGACAAGAGGTATAAGGAGGCGTTACAGTTTACCAAGCGCCGTTACCGTGACGCTATCGAGGCGCAAGAGATGCTGGAAGTGGCCTTCGATAATTACTCCAAGGGCATAGACCCGATATGGGTACGTACCATGTCGCTCTTGGTGGGTGATGAGTCCCTGCAATTCCGTTTCGTCAACAGCAAGACAGCTCCTGTGACCGTCATGCCCGATTTCAGGTATGATGACAACACCGGGGTGTTTACCGCCCCGGCTTTGATCTTGCAGCACATGACGCTGGGCATCAGTGATATCAAGGAGTCCCATAAGCCTTCCGAATACCAGTATTGGGATATGGGGGCGTATACGAGTCCCTACTTGGGGGATTACGGGAAACTCTATCTCTATGCGAAGTGCGGCAAGAGCGGTGGGAAGGGGACGTTCGAGATGTCCGGGAGCCCTCATAAGTTCGAGGAGGATGGGTACTATTATTTCTTGACCGGTTTATTGGGGAGCCAGTTTGACGGGGCCCGTTCCTTCGTTACCGTGTACGGTTTCACGGAGATACTCCCCGGCCGGGTGACGGTGGATAGGATTGTCTCGACGGATGGTAATACCTATTTCATACTGAATAAGGGGGATGGCTCTGGCGAGTTTCATGGGCGTATGGTCTTTACCGCCGGTTCGGGGCTGAAAAACCTTGATGAGTGGCCGGAATTGGATCAGTCTATCAAGGAGGCCAAGAAATCCGTGGAGGACCTGAACTATTACGTGGACGGGGCGTTCAAGGATGGTATAGTCACGGAGACGGAGGCCGTGGCGATCGAGAAATACCTGAATACGGTCAATGTTTCCAAGGCCGAGGTCGAGGCCACTTATAAAAAATTATATGAGAATACCTATCTCTCCGGCCCGGCCAAGACCGGGCTTTTGAACGCGAAGGTGACATTGTTCGGGGCGATTGACAACTTATTGTCCTCCATCAATACCGCTATCGCTGACGGAAAGGCGACAGAGGCCGAGAAAAAAGACGTTGACGCCAAGTTCACGGCCTTCAATACCGCCATGTCCTCTTTTAACACAGCCGTAGAGGCCGCAAACAAGGCTATTCAAGATACGCTGAAAGGGTATTCAGATACAGCCATGAAAAAGGCGCAGGACGCTCTTAGCGAGGCGGAAAATGCCAGTAACGCTGCCAATAACGCCCAAGGATCGGCTGACGATGCCCAGAGCATGGCCAATGACAAGGCGAAGGTGTTCTACCAATCCACGGCCCCGAGATCGGGAATGCGGAAGAACGATCTTTGGGTAGACGGCGTGAATATCTATCGCTATAATGGTGAAGGGTGGGTTTTCGCCTCCGAGTACGACTGCACGATTACCGAGATCAATGGCGGCCTCGTGTCCACGGGGGCGATAGCGTTCGGTAATACCGGGGGCATGGCCGCTAGCGGTACCGTAAGGATATGGTCCGGCGGGAACTCCGGGGCGAACGGGGAGCCTCCCGCTTCCCCGACATTCAAGGTGCTCAGTGACGGCAAGGTATATGGCAGCAACTCCATCATGTGCATGAACCGTAATTACGAGGTCTCATGCGGTTTCGCCAGTGACGGTAATAGCGGTGGCGATATCTCGAACCTTGATCCGGGATCTGTCCGTATATGGGTCGGCAGCACTTACGAGCGAAGGGATGAAGCCCCTTTCCGGGTCGGGCTAAGCGGTTTGGTGGCCGCTAGCGGATTGATGCTCTCCAAGCGACATTATATGTATAACGGGGCGTTGGCCATCCACAACGACGGACAAGTCACGCTAAGATCGGTAGATACCGATAATGGTGGTAACCACCTGCGTAATGTCATAATGCAGACGTATCCGAATTACGTGAACTCGGTACTTGATCTGACCGATATATTAGACTCCGCTACGGCGATGAGTGTCCCGTCTATCTTGACATTGAGGTGTGGGCGTTCCGCTTATACCAATTATCCGAGGATATGGATTAACTGCGTGCATAAGGCTGGTTGGGGTTCCGCTTTCCGGGTCGAGTCCCGGTATTTTAATGACGATGGTGCCATGGAGAGAACTGTCATTAATGTCGGCTCCATGATGACACACGCGCAATTGGGGGCGTTAAGCTCTTCGCCCGAGCTATATCCTGTTTATTATGATAACAAAACAGGTTATTTATGTATGAAATACTAATTTAAAAAAATAATAGATATGAAATTGACATTGAAAGACAGGGTATTAATACTCAATAACGTGCTGCCGATGTACGACAATCGCAAAAATATCGGCTTGAAAATATCTATCTCCGGCAAGGTCCAGCTATTGGATTCGGAGCGGAAGGAAGTGGTCATGACCCCTGTTGGTAACGGGGAATACGAGATCTCGTTCAAGACCGTGGACGCCATGACAGGGGTCAAGTCCTTTGATTTCACGGACGATGAGTTATGGTACCTGAAACAGCGGGTGGATTACCTTGATCGGCAGGGGATGTTCTCCGCCGAGACGACCGATTCTTATTCCAAGATACTCGACCAGCCTTTTTCTGGGGAGGAATACCAAGATAGATGGAATGAGCTAAAGGGAATAGATCCTATCGCTTAACGGGATATAAGCCTTTATCGGGGGCGGGCAAATAAAAGCCCCCGTATATATTAAAAGAAAATGAGTCATGGGAGTTGATTTGAATACGATATTGGCGATAATCGGTGCGATGGGCGGGATCGAGGGGATAAAATGGGGCATCCGTGCGTGGATGAACCGTAAGACGAACGCACGTATAGCGGACGCTCAAGCTGACGTGGAGGAGTTCAAGGCCCTGCGTGAGTATAATGAGTTCTTGCAAAAGCAGTTGTCTGAGAAGGAGGAACGGTTCGTTGAGCAGACCGGACGGCTCCGGCAGGTGCAGGACGAGCTTTTCACCTTAAAAGAGAGCTACTCGGACGTGAAGATAGAACTGGCTTTAAAGAGGTGCGAGAAAAAGAAATGCGGCGATCGTGAGCCGCAGAACGGTTATTAATTAATAAACAAACCGCAAAATGGAAATTTATATAATTGATTTTATAGCTTTTATAGTTTATG